AGTTTATTCTTTTTTTTAGTGATTAATATTATTCATTTCCGAAGTAGTCATAACCTAGTTTTATCACGATAAAGTGTTGATTGGTATTATCTTCTTTAAAGCTAGTTATTGTGTTTAAAAGCTTGAATTTATAGTTTGAAACGCCAGCTGTGAGTGAGTTTATCCACTCTTTAGCAAGTGCTTCTATTACTGTTCCTCGCTTTTCGTTTTCGATGAAATTTCCACTACTATATGGGTCGTGATCATTGTAGAAAATATTGATGGTTATAACACCTTTTTCGACTTGATCAGGAACGCCTGTTGTGAAAATAATCAAGACATCTTCAAGCATGCTATCTTTGGGTCTGTTTTCACGACTGAAAAAGATATTGCCTGATAGGTTTTGTTGAAGCCTACTACCTAAAAGTAGTCTGCGGACATCTTGAAGTATTTCTTTGCTCGTCTTAGCCATTTTTGAATTGTTCTTGTAATTGTTTTTCAAGTTCTATTTCCGCACTGTCTAGCACATCTAGTCCTTTTGCAGAAACGTATATAGCATATTGCATACCTGCTACGACTATTAAGGTCATTCCTTTGCTCGTTTTGGCTAAAGCCTGCGCCAAAGCTTCACCACCTTTAACCCCATCGTAGCCATCTTTGGTTACTTCAAAGCCTCCAATTTTAACAATCTCACCATCAATAGATATAATATATCCAAGGCTACTTCTCAAGTTACCTGTTTGGTTATGATAACCCCCTTTAATTTTAGCTGTATTTACTACATGCTCACCGATATAAGATAGCTTGTAAATAGTCTCATTGATTAATTCTTTAACACGGCTCTTTAGGTACTTATCTATATCTTCTTGTGGTGTTATTTGCTTCATTATTAGACGGTTATTTGGATTTCATCGACTGCCGTTAGTGGCTTAATTTGGATAATTGAGAACTCACCAAGAGAATTGCCAAGCGCATCAAATAAACTTATTTGCTCGCCTTTGAAATTGCGCATTTCGATAAGTATAGTATAGTGTTTTTCAGTGTAAGGCATATTATCTGACTTCGCTAAGTTGTTGTAAGATGCTATTTCATACTGACATGGTATTGGTTTGCTCCACGTCGCCTTTTCGCAACTCTCAACAAAGCCTGTGTCTCTGTCAATATAACATTGCGCTTTGCTTTTAACTCTTATAGTGCCATTCTCAATAATCATAAGGTGTCTCCCTTGTATCCAAATTTAGTTTTAACAGCTCCCGAAGTTTCTCCAAAGTCGCTGTATATCGCTTTTGCTAAGTTTCTAAACGATGTCCGTTGATCTTCGGAGAAAGAATAAGACTGCCCACCTTGCGATACATCAGGGGCAAAGGAGAGCCACATATAAAGATCTGCTTTCGCCAAGAGAAAATCCTTTGAAACTGCGATGTCACTTGTCAAGTCAGCATCTAAGTTTAGGCTTCTTTTTATTGCAATCTCCCCTATTGTTCTCTGTGGTATTGGGTAGGCATTTATTCCTTTTAAAACTTCGAGAATTGTAATCATGATAAAACTTTAATTATTAAGGTTAAATGAGCTTTTTACCACTTCTTTTTGTCGGTTCTCACATACACGTTGCGGTATGCTGAATCGAGCACAGGAACAGCGTCACATTGACCGATAGTTACCTCGCTTGTAGGCTCGATAGTACCATACTTCTTGACAACAGTATGAGCACGTTCAGCACGTAAAATGAGGTCGCTATTTTCTCTCAATACGTCATATTGAGTTGTTCCTAAACGCTCGGTTTCAGACAATACCATACGGCTATCAGCGAATGGGTTTGCGCTAGTGGTTGTACCATCAGCAAATTCACGTGAGATAGTTTGGTCAATTACTCTCAACTGCAAGCCGTTCAACCAAGCTTGTCTTGCAAGCATTTGGTTTACTGCTGCTAAGTCGGGTGTTTGAGCCATTCCAACTGCATTTTGGATGTAAGATGCACAAGCTTTAATGATTTGCTCGCTTGAACAAATCTTGTACAACTCATCTAAGTTGATGAATGCAAACTTAGGATTGAGATTTCTTGCTTTTGCTTGCTTCACAATCTTAACCAAGTCACCGATAATGTCAGCGTTGGCTGCGTTGCCCCAATCAGTAGATGTTGAAACCTTGTTTTCTTCGTCCACATCATAGTCTAGTGAGAACTCATTAGCAAAGGTAGCGTTGTTGGTAGTTGTAAAATCCAACTTACCAGCGTTAGAAACCAATGCAAGAGCAATGTATTCAAGCTCTGACTGAACGCCATTGAAGCAAAAATCGACGTCTTCACCCCAATATTGTACAAGCTTCACTGCATCAGCTTCACCTGCAAGTGCAAGAGCTGTTTGATAATCTTTGATTTCAGCACGTGTCATTTCACGTGAAATAGAGATAAAAGGAATGTCTCCTTTTGCACTCTCAAAGGTTGGTCTACGCTTACGAATGGTTGTTCCATTGTCTGTATGCAAATCAGCTGCTACATTCTTAGCTGCTAATTGATTTGACAGAGTTTTCCAAGTGAAACCTGTCACTTTTTTTACGGGGAAATGCTTACCAAAATAGAACTGCGAAGCATCAGCTGAATTCAAGCGTGCTTGCACCATTTTATCGTTCAATCCCTCGATTAATGTTTGTCTAATCATATTTTAATTTCCTCCTCCTTAGTAGTTGATTACACCCTTAAGTGCTTGTTCAATTTCAGTTGGCAAGTCATTACCTTTGGTTACTGCAATTAGCCAAGCGTCAGTATCTAAGTTGTCGCCTGCAACAACAGGTTTGGTTGTTCCGTTAATTGCAAAAGGAGCATACTTTAACGCTGACTTGGTGTCTGCAGATTCTTTCTCTGCCAAGAACACAAAAGCACCCTTTTTAAGCTCGCCTAACGCTGCTTTGATAGTCAAAGTGTCAACGCTCTTGTCGCTAGCGTCAATTGCAGTGATAGTAGTTGCTTTGCTGCCAAGTTTAGCGCAAAGAATATCACCTACTACAAAGTGATGTCCTTTTTCTACCTTTATTGCAACACCATTAGCCGCTACATCTTCATTGATTTTTGCAACTTTCACAACGTGGCAAATGCCCTCAATTGGAGCTGAAAGAACAGTTCCCTCAAGCAGATATTTTCCGCCAAGTTCTTTTGTTTGCACAGAAACGCCACCTCTTACATCGGCAACTTTGTGCATGATGACGCTTGGAAATCTTGTCTCTTTGCGTCTTTGTACTGTCATACTCATTTTCGTTTGGTTTTAAATGTTAATTAAAAAGGTTGTTCACCATCTTTTAGAGCAACATTTCTTGATGCGATAGCTTCTTGTTCCTCCTTAGATAGTTCTTGAGAGTTATCTGTGCCTTGATGTGCTGCAGGACGTCCAAAAACAGCACCTTTAGACTTCACAGACGATGCGATTTCGTCTACCTCTGCTGTGATTTCTCCAAAAAGAGTGGTAAACTCTTCATCAGAAAGCTTATCAATCGACATACGCTCATATGGCTTTCTAAGGTTTTCAGGTAATTTCTTGAACACTGCAGATAGCTTTTGCTTTCTTTCTGCGGCAATTCTTTCAACATCCATTCTACCTAAGCGTTCAGAGAGTGTTTTATTCTCCGCTACAAGCTGTTTTGCCCATTCAGGAATTGTTTCCTCTTGTGGCTTTAGCTTAGGCTCTTGAACTCTTTCACCATCTTTCAAACCATACTTTTCTTCATAGTTGCGTACAGCAGATTGTTGAGCTTCTGTTGCTCGACTATCTCCGTAACCCTCAATGATTTGTTGAATTGTCACCCCCGAAACTGCGGTTGCAACATCTTCTTCTTTAGTTGTAGTCTTGGCTAATTTGTCTGCAATCCTACTTAAAATGCTTTCGTTGACCCCCTCAAACTTGGCTTTCAACGCTGCTAAAAGTTCTTTTTTCATTTTTCTTGTTTTTTTATTCTATAGAATACCCAAAATTAGAGATTAAAGGAATTGTGTTTTTTCTAAGCTCTGAATTTTATTATTTTTAACAGAGTAATGGTAATTTATGGTCGTTTGGAGCAAATAAAGCCCTCTTTTTAGTGAATTATTTAATGAAAAGCACTATATTTGCAACAAAGACTTTACACTATGTGTAAGTTGCATTTTTATTCACTGATAATTAAGATTAAAAACCGATGAAAGTAAACCTACTAGCAACACTATCACTTATTGGCTTGGTTTTTGCAATTACAAGTTGCACACAAAGTCCACAAAAACAGGCTGAAAATCTCGTAAAAAAGCAACTTGAAACATCTTTGCACGATATGAATAGCTATGAGAGTGTTGAGTTTGGCACTTTGGATTCTGCTTTTTCTCAAGTTGAAGACCTAGAAGAGTATAAGAACTATTCTGAAAAAATAGACGAGTTAAGAGCAAAGGCTTCTGAGAAAAAAGAATATGCCGAAGAATATAACATGTTTGGGCTACAAGCAGAACGAGCAAAATGTGCAAAAGAAGCAGTTCAGTTGCTAAGTGACGCTATGCACTATCTAAAGAAGTGCCAAGAGATGGATTCGCTTTTCGTCCCTAAGTTTATAGGTTGGAGGCTTGAACATACATTTAGAGCAAACAACCCTGAGGGTCACAAAGTTATAAGCCATCGTGTATATTACTTCGATAAGGATTTAACTAAGATAGTTAGAGATGAAGATAATAGCAAGAGAGACGATGAAGAGTAGATAAAAGAATAAAATAAACACTTATAAATATATCAACTATGAATATTCCACAAGCAGTTGTAGAAAAAGCTATGTTTTTCGTAAATCATCCCAATGGTGGTATAAAAAAAATAGGAGAATACAAAGGAAATGATGCTTATTACGCATTCATAAAGGATGCAGAAACAGGTTTCCCATGTATACTCCTATATAATAAAAATAACAATAAGGTCGAGGAAGTTGTAGGCTTTGACGCTTTAAAAGTATTAAGATTAATATCCAAAAATTGATACGAATTTCTTCTTAAACAACTTATCATCTATCCTTGCTATTCCTCTTTTTTCATGAGGTATTTTGCTACCGTCTTTTGCAAGTTCCATTATATCTCTCATAACCTTTCCTGAATATAGTTGTGGCTCTATGTATACTAATTTCCCATTTTTTAATCGTTGTAATATTGTAGCGTGCCCTCCACCACTTTCCCAACCAATGGTTAATACATACACTCCAACTTCGCTACAAGCTTCCTCAAAATATTCCTTATAGTGATTTGGGGACATTTCCTCGTAACCTTTGTTATTCATCCATTCTAGTGTAATACTAGGTTTTAAGCTTGCCCCATTTTGGTTTTCCCAAATATCAAAGCTATGTTGTTTAGCTATCCATGCAGATAATGAATCAAAAGCATATCCACGTGCATATATGTTAAATCCTCGCAATCGCAACATGTAAGCTGGGACGCAAGTTTGACAATTTATTCTATATGCCCAGTTTTCAAAATAATTAGGATTTGCACTTTGCATATCTGCGCTTTCTATACTCATCGGTCTGCCTTTCAGTATACCTAAATCTTTCTCTATTTCTCTCATATTCGCAATTTGCTCTTTGGTGAAACCGCCCCAAACAAGTTTATCCCATTTTTCTTGTATCTCCAAGCCACGCTCATACTTTTTAAATAAAGCATCTGTTTCTTTTATAGACAACTTATTAAATATGGCTTTTCTAACTCTTTCATAGCGTTTATCTAGTGCGGGATAAGTGCGTTTATGTCCATAAGTTAGCTTATTTAATAAAGCTATGCGTTTTTCATTATAAGCTTCAATTCTTCTACTTCTCCATAAGTCGTGGATATGCTCTATCTGCTCTTCTGTTCTTTGAGATTGTCTTGTCTTAGCTTTTTCAAGAGTTGTGAATGGCTTATTCCTCTTGGGTTTGTTCTCAATTGGTTTATTCTCAATTGGGCTGTTTTCTGTTGGTTTTTGACCTATAAACTCACCATCTTTGAAGTTGTCTTTGATGAAGTAAGGCAATGACTTTGCCTTGTCGATACGTTCTTTGTTATTCTCATACCACTCTTTAAACTTGCTTGGTAGCTCTTTTACCTCATTCTTGCTTGCCTTTCCACTCTTTAGCTCATCGGGTGTCTTCAAAATGGAAGTTACAAAGCATCTGCAGTGAGGATGCCAACCTGTAAACTTGAAATCCTTTGGATATTTGCCCTGTAATTCATCGCAAATGTCGTGAAAATCATGTGGTTTGCCGTCCCTACCTTTGCAAGTATGGTTGTTTGATAAATGAATTTCAATGCCCACAACAAAGTCCATTTCTTTCCATCGTAAATGGTCTGCGGTACGATATGCAATGTTTGTTTCTGTTGCTGCCAATCTTCGTGCATTCATGTACGATGAGCGATAAACGCCTTGCCCTGGATGGAAAGCTTTAGCAGCCTTTGAAAGTTGCAAAATGCCGTGTTCATCTTTATAGCGTCTAAAAAGCTTATTAGTGTTTTGCAAATAGTCTCTTAGTGAACGACTCATTTGGTCAGCAGATTTACCGCTTCGTATGCCCAAGTCCAAACCCATTTCTATTTCACTCTTAAAGCGTTTGGTGAAATCCCACACGCTGTCAGAAAGGCTTAAACCATTGCGTTTGCGCTCAATGAAAGCGTCTTTTGCGTCCTCATTGTTATTGAAATAGCGTTTCTTTTGCTCGTCTGTAAGCTTGTCTTTCTTACTTCCAAAGGCTTTATTCACTATCTCATCATTTTTACTATTAGACAATGCCCATTCTGCGTCAATTCCATTCACGATAGATACTTCAAGAGACTTCTTGAACTTAGATAGAAGTGTGTTCATCTTCTTTTGGGTTTGCGGATAATCGTCAAAAGTGAACGGCTTTGAGCTATCCACACCATTAATTGAGCAACCGATTTTACTTGCTTCATCGGATGCCATTTTATAAAGTTCTTGAATTCTTTTGAGATACAGCTGCACATTCTTCAAGTGCTGTTCATCGTGTTTGTCTTTTGGCTTGGGCATTGTCTTTATCTTGGTATTAGTTCATCGTTATTGAGCAAGTGAGAAGCTATCTATCTCTTGCTCTTCTGTGATTTCCTTAAAGGTTCTGTCGACATCGTCAGAGTAACCGAAGTTCTCTATACTCTCTCGTTGAGACATGATAGCTTTACCTCCATTAGCAGCAAGTAGCATATTCACGTTTTCCAAGTTATCAGAAATAGAGAATGGGGTAATTTTATTTTCCACCTTTAGGGCGTCAATGTCTTGTGTGTAAGCTTCGCCAAGAATAATCTTTGCAAAGGCTTTGAGCACGTTTGTTTCTCGGTCTAAGAACTCTAGAACTCTTCCGCTTTCGTCTTTGACTTTCATTTGAGCATCAATGAATAGTTGCTTACGGCTTTCACCTGATAGAGCTTGTTGCGACATTTTCTCATAACTCCAATCGGGCAATTGCAACTGTGTGAAAAACATTGCTCTTAGCTCATTGATATAGAACTTCAAGTTATCAACCGCTTGCGTCCATGTAACATAGCTTGCAGTAGCTTCTTTGGGCAATTGTAACACTGCTCTAAACTCTTTAATGCTACTTTTTTCACCGCCATACGATACATCTTCATCAGAAGATACCACAAACAAAGGCTTGCTGTTCTTGCGTAAGTAATTGCCATTGCGTGAGAGTGCCCATTCCATTTCATAAACAATTTTGGAAGTGTCCTCCCAAATAGGCGTTGAACGATACATATAAACAGCTGGTATCTTTAGCAAAGTAATCTCTTCATCTTCTATTATCTCCCACTCTCCACTTGCATTAGAGAACTTCATGTGTCGCTTCTCACTGTAAGTGTCAAAGAAATCTACTGTTTTCTTGCCAACCTTGCGCCTATAGGCTACTGAAAATGCAATCATATCGCCATATTCATCGAACAAAGGAAATAGAATGTCATCATTCATAGGCGTGAAATTTCTACAGCGCAATTTAAGCTCGCTTGGACGTCCATAATGATTATTTGGTGTGTCTGTTGCATACCAAAGCGTTGCGACTTCACAGCTTGCAAAAAGCATGTTTAGACGCTCAATATTAACGCTGTCTATTCTGTTGCGTTGATAGATAGCTTCAAGAAGTGCTGCTACTTCTTTTTGCTTGTCGTTTTCAGGCTTGTAAATACGCTTAACGGGTATTCCACAACAAAGCTCCGTCATACGTTTTACCGCTAATCTTTGCAGGTCAAACGTTACTCGAGTTACTCGCTCAATATCTCCATCTTTCACAATATCAGGGTAAATAGCCTTATTCATTACAGGATGCTCTTTAGGCTCATATTCAGTCCTTAAACCATCTTTACCATGCCATTGAGGTAGGTTTATGTTTTTCTCTTGCAAAGCAACTACAATCTCACTTGGTGATGATGCGTTATTGATTATTTCTTCAAAAGTCATAGTGTATAATTTATTTTAAAATGCAATATTTGATAATCGTTCTAAATCTATCGGTTTGTGCGTGCTATTAAGGTGATAATCAATAGCATAGCAAAGAATATCCACGTACTCATCGTGGGGTTTTGATGGAAACCCACAAACCTCGTCTATAAAGTCAGTGTTCCACGCTCCATCAACTAATACAACTCTACCACACTCAACTGCTGGTGAAGCCGTGTTAAGGCGTGTTTCTTTGCTCTCCTTTGGTGTTGGTGTTTTAGTCACATTTAAGCCTGTTGTTTCTTTGAGTTGCTGAATTACCGATAAGCCGTTAGCCTTTGGTTCTATCCTTATGGTGCTTTTTGCAGTGTAGCCATGCGATTTCACATAGTTTGGAATGAACCTTATCAAGTCGGGGAATTCTTTTCTCACCTTTTCACCATGAATGATGTATAAATCATTTCCAATCTTGCACGTTGCGATGATACCCGTTGGGTCATTGTTGCTCTTCTCGGTATAAGCTGTGTCCATGAAGAATATTACAGGTTCTGAATGATGTAAGCGTATGAATTCATTCATTGAAATTCTCGCAAACCAATTGCTCTTAACAATATTACCTCCTACTATCGTTGGATGTTGCTGGTAAAGTGCAGAGAACTCACGTGGGGCACGTCCTTTTTGCTTTGTAAGCTTTGCTAACGAGTGTCTTTCCTCCCACAAGGCTTCACCTACCTTTCTTGGAGAGTTAATCTCTCCATCGTGGTCTTCTTCGCATATAGCAGGAATAGAAAGCACCGTCCACTCTTGCGGTTCAGCTTTCAAAATCCTACCTGCTAAATCATCTTCATGCCATCTCGTCATGATAAATAACTGCTTGGAATCATTATGCAAACGTGTCGTGAGCACGGTGTTGTACCAATCCCAAACTCTTTGACGATAGGTTGTAGAGTTGGCTTCTGATGCGTCTTTCACGGGATCATCGATAATAGCAATGTCGACAGGTGTACCTGTTAAAGATCCACCAACACCGACAGCCTTGTAAAAGCCTTTATGGTTGACAATCTCGAAAATATCAACGTTCCTCAAGTAGCCTTTTACATCGGTTCTAACATTCGAGCCATTGAGGTAGGTATTTGGGAAAATTGCTTGATATTCTTTGGTATCGATTGTTCGCTGAATTGCTCTTGAGAATTGCTCTGCTAGATCTGCAGAGTAAGAGCTACCTACTATCTTTAAGTTAGGGTTTTTACCCAATGCCCACGCTGGGAAATTACGTGAAATAATCTCACTTTTACCATGCTGTGGGGGCACGAACACCATAAGGTTTTTAATCTTGCCCTCCAAAAGCATTTGACAATAGTCAGCAATGACTTTATGAAACCATTTAAGCTCATATTTTGAATTGGAATAGCCAAGAAAGCACGAAAAAGTTAATGGTGCTTCAAGCTTTAGTCGTTGCTTCTTTAGCTCCATTAATTTTCGCTTAATTTCCGTTGTGTCTTTTCCTTTTCCTGCCATGAGTTTAGTCTTGCGACATCAATTTGTCTAGTCTTTCAATCTCTTTATCTATCTCTTCTTTGCTCATCTCCTCTTTCTCCTCTAACTTCTTAACTGCGACATCTGTACGCTGTTTATTTTGGTAGTTATCGGGGTCGATATTAGTAAGCAAGAAGATAGCAGCTGCTACATTTGGTTGATAGTAAACTGTCTTTTTCTTGAACTTCTTTATCACAGGCTTGCTTGCATCTTTGGGATTTGGGACATATTCTGTCTCCGTTTCCTCTCGTGAATAGCCTTTTGCCACCTCTGCAAGCGACACTGAAAGGTCGTGTGATAGACGCTTTTTAAACGTCTCTTTGGCTTCGTTTACTGCTTTCTTAAAGTCTGGCTTCTCCATCCAATGGTAGAACGTCTTATAGTCAATAGAAAAACGCTTACAGAAGTCTTTGAGCATAGCACCTCCATAATCTATCAAGCCGTGTGCTTCCACCCAATCAGCGCACTCTTTTGTTATCGTTTTGTTAAATTTAGTCATTGCTTTTTATTGTGTTTTTGGAATTTTAGGTATTGTCTAACTTATTTCTGCCCACTGCTTAACTATTGAGTATAAGGCATTTCCGCTGTCATCGGTATTGCCAAATGTATCGCTATTGCCATATTGAGCAATCTTAAGTTGAGCTTTGATAAACGCTGCTTGTTCTTTTGTAAGTGTGAAAGTGAGCTTTATAGTATCATTATTCCCATCGCCTATTTCACCATTGGCATTTGGCTCTTCACCTGTTGGAATTATCGGCAAGTCAACACCCCACTCTACAAGTTGAAGCTCATCCCATTCATTTGCAAGCATATCCCAACTCCATTTACCAAAGCCGTTGTTGTCAATAATAGTGTAAGCTTTGAGTTGTTCAATTGACGTCTCTTTGGGTATAATTATGCAAGGTGCTTCTGTGTAGCCTAGCTCTTTCAAAGCTCTATAGCGCATATTTCCACCGACAAGAATGTATTTTCCATCGTCTAAAGGATAAATAAGCAGACTACGCAAAGAGAGCATTTCGGGATAATTTGTGATATTGGTTTTAAGTAATTCCATCTTCTCACGTGTTATGCTTCGTGGGTTTGATGGAAGTCCCTCTAATTGTCCATTATTGACTTCTATCTCATCTAATGGTAGTATTATTATCTTTGTAAAGTTTGTGTCTTTCATGTTATAAATATTACATATTATGCAAAAATAAGAAAAGAGCACTTTGAAAGCACTCTTCTCCTATATTGTAATATTTTTTAACAGAAATAACTCTGAACTTCTTTCATAAAATCGTCCAACGACCTACAAATCACATATTTATAGCCTGCCCACTCTAATGCTCTTTGCATCATTATTTGTGATGGCTGCTGTCTTCCTTTTTCTGTTTTAAGCTCAACAAATAGTGCGTGGTAGTCTTTTGATGGAAAGCACAAAATTAAGTCAGGAAAACCAGCTCTTGTACCCATTCTTTTAAACTGAATAGCTTCAAATCTTGTCCTTTTTCCTCCATTTGGTGAATGGTGAAGAAGTAAGGCTAGCTTTGGATATTGCAGATTAAACCAATTCACGCAAGCTATTTGTATTTGGTCTTCTTCGTGTGTCATTTTATTTTTTTAGCTTAAAATGGTACGTCGTTTTTGTTCCCTTGAGCACTTGCAACATTGGTATTGCTTGCGTTGCTTTCCACCTTTCTATCGAGTAATTGAAGCGTTTCAGCTTCTATCTCTGTAGCATATCTAGTGATATTGTCTTTGGTATATGAGCGTGTTTTTATTTTGCCCTCAACGTAGACTAGACTTCCTTTTTTTATGAACTTCTCGGCAAATTCAGCTTGCTTTTGCCAAATTGTGATATTATGCCATTCTGTTTTGTCAGGGTAAACAACACCACTTTGTGAAGTGTAGCCTTTTTCAGTTGTAGCAATGGCTAAATTTGCAACCTTTTTGCCTGCTGGCGTTGTGGTAATTTTTGGTTCATCGCCAACATACCCAAGTATTATAGCTTTATTAATCGATGCCATATATTACTAGTATAATATTTATTTTTATCTTATATTATATAAACTATTATATCTACTACTAAGTAATTTTATTCTAGAAGTAGAAAAAATCATCTCTCATGTACACAATTATGCCATTAAAAATGTTTTTATCTGACGACCCAAAGATATAGTGTATAAACTCTTCTTCTGTCATACATTCATTTTCAATGAGCTTTGAAACGCTAACCATTTTATGACCAACTCTAGCGGTCATTACACCTCCACTTTCAGGATGTCTGCAAATAGAAATAGTGTCATAGTTTAGATGTTTTACACAACCTAGCTCTATTTTGCTTGGTTTTAAGCTATTTACACTATAGCATATTTTGAGCTTTTGACTACCTGAATTAACGCAAGACAAACGCTTGCTTATCGTTGTGAAATCCTTAAGAATGCAATGCTTTAGTTTTCCATCGAGGTACATTTTGCTAACACGCTTGCGCAATTCTTCATCATCGATTATCTCACTTAGACTTTTACCAATATTCAACTCTAGCATAGTAGTAATTTTTAATTAATATACTTATCAATAATCTATTTAATATTATATATTTACAAAGATACATTAAATTTCTTATTTAAGCAATATATTAATTATTTAAATAGTCCTCAAATGTAATTTTCTTAAGTGAGTTATGAAGTACGCCAATATTGAGCTTTACACACTCATCTTGCAATATCTTTTCTATCTTGATATTTCCTGCTCCAGCATCTACACAGCTCTTTATACAGCTCATCAATTCATCCATTTTGGGTGAAGTGATATACTCTCTCTTTCCATTTATAACTCCTTTAACTTCACTTGAAATGCCATTTAAGAAGTCATTTGCATAGTTGAGTATTTGAAGTGCTATTATAGCATAAGTTGAAGCATCTTTGTATGGAAACTCTCTATTCTCTCTCTTTATAGCGTTATTCACAGAGTGAAAGAATTTTATTGCATCATTGTAATAGCTAGCCATGAAAGCATCTAACACGTCATCAAGTAAGTTTACAGTGCCTTTATCTTGGTGTTTATCGAGCATATCTCTCCACTCCTGTATGAGCATTTTCATTGTACGTGAGAGCTTTATAGTGTCGGGTATTCGCTTTTCTGCTAATTCCTTTAATAGCTTTTCAACATACACTATCGCAATGTTGTAAATAACAATAGGCATTATCACTTGGTGTGCAAGTTCATTTACTGAATATTTGCTTGAAAGCAATTCTTGTTGTACTTGCTTTGCTTCTACTTCACGCCATTTGAAACGCTTTGCATTTATTTTGTGCGCTTTGCTATTTTTGTTTTCACGAATTAAAAGGCACTTTGTGCCGTCTTTCAGCGGATCTGTTTCATCTGCGAAATATCGTTGATTAATTGCAATGTTTGATTGTATTTTATCACTGCAATTTCGTTCGATAATTTGTATTAATTTCATAGTGTTTGCGTTGTGATCTTATGTAAATAATTTAGGTTGCTTGTATCTCAAAACTTGTTCAGTTGCTTTTTTGTAAAATTCTTTTTTTATTTCAAATCCATACGCTTTTCTATTTGTATTTGCAGCCGCTAAAAGAGAAGAGCCACTGCCTGCACAGGGATCAATAACAACGTCCCCCTCATCTGTAAAAATTTGAATTAAACGTTCTAAAAGTGCAACAGGTTTTTGCGTTGGATGAATTTTAGGAATTGTATTATCTTGACACCATTCAAAACAATTGAAGATCATTTGACCATCATTATTGAATTTTGGAAGTTTCTCACGATATAACAGCAAACCATATTCACAATTCCCAACAATTTTCATGTTTGCTTTTAAAACTTGTGCTGAGAATTTTTTACGAAAAACTAAATTTATATAGTGATTAAATCCGTATTTCTTGCCCAATTCAATGTATTTAAATTGCTGTTCAAATTCACAAAATAAAAGCATACATGGTGCTGTATTTCTTTCTTTAGGTTCTTTTTTTAGCATTTGCGAACAAAAGTGCATAAATTCTGCTGGTTTGAAATCTTTATCGGTATCAAAGAATTCTTTATTTGCAAGTTCACTTTTGCCATTTTTATTATCACGATCTTTGTACCACACTGGGTTACTTGCATAAGCGTTTTTGCCTAAATTGTAAGGAGGATCAGCAATTATCATTTGTGCTTTTGGAATTCCATAAACTTTAAAGTTTTGGAAATGATCATTGAATAATTCTACATTTTTCATCTCAAGTTATTTAGTTTAGAAGTTAATACTGAAATCTCTCTCAAGACCTCCTCGAAGTGTTCAATCGAAATGTTGGTGTTATTGATTAAGAAGCAGTAGAGTTTATTTACTCTACTTTGCTTCTCTTGTATATTAAACTGCATAAATATTCATTTTTAGTGTTGTTCAATAAGTGGAATAATGCCTAGCTCTTTTAAAGCGTCATAAAGGAAAATTCTACCTCTTTGCGTCCATTCAGATGTCATGCGTGTATCAGGCGTACCATCTTTATGCATGATTGTGATTGTTCTGCTGTGTAGATAGCCTTTGCCGATGAATGGTGAATACAAAATCCATTGTCCGTTGACTTTATGTTGTATTTTCATCTCTTTTAGTTTGAGATTAAAAGCTTTTGCAGATAAACCATAGTCAGCAGCTATTTGAGTTGTGGTAACAGTACCTTTGCTTTGTAGGATTTTGTTTAGATAATCATTTCCTTTCTGCATTTCAACAATAAGTTGCTTTTGCGTGTTATTTTCAACCTCTAGTTGCTTTATCCTTTTGTTGCGTTGCTCGATGGTTGTTTGCGCTACTAACACGGCTTTAGCCATGATTTCATCGTCTGACATGTTGTTATTTGTAGCAATATAACCACCTGTTTTGCGTATAGTTGGCAAAATTTCAGCCGTCACCCACTTTCTAAACACTTTTGCTTCTGCTTTTCTGCTGTCTAGAATAACATCATACAAGCCATCTTCATTTACAAAGTTTGCTTGTTGAATTCTTCCTAAACTATCAGAGATGGGTTGGGTTGAAACCACCCCATCGTCAAGTCGTCTTTTCACATCTCCTTGTTGCAAGTCTAAAGCTTTGCAAACATCACTTAAGCAAAACAGCGGGTCTTTTGCAGTGCCCGCTGTTCTAATTCCACCAAATTGTGGTGAATGAAAAATTGTAACTCCAATGTTATTGCTCATCGTTCACTACTTGAATAATTTTAGTCTCTTTGATTAACTCGATATTGTAAGAGCTTATATATTTGCTCTCCATATATTTTTCCGTTGCTTTGTGAGCACCTAGTGAAGTTTTAGCTTCAACAAGTAGCTCTATCGGGGTATTTTTCTCATTTCCTCTTACATCAAGAGTACAAATTAAAACTTTGCATTTAAAGAAGTTTCCGCCCTCTTCACCATTACTACGCAATGATACATCTGCATACTTTGTAATTGCAACAGATGTAATATTAATTTCTGTTTTTACATACTGACCTAACTCCTTGAGGATAATTTCCTCCGCACGTCCAAATGACGATGTTTTAACTAAGAATTGTTCAGTTACTGTCTTCGTAGCTCCACTCTCTAGCACTGTTTCATAACGTGCTTTTACTAAATAATACTTTTCCATCTCTATTCTGTTTTACTTTTTAGTTCTACTTTTCTTTGGAAGCACCCAACCTCGATGTTTTGCAACAGCTTGGTTAAATCTCATCCAAACTTCATCATCTTTAAACTCGAAATGCATTGTTCCTTTTTTGAAAGCTTTTACACGAAAGAAAGCCCAATCAAACCAAACTCCATAACCAATTCTATTAGTGTAAATGTACTTGTTTAATCCTGTTATTTCATCATAGTTTGTCGCTGTGATGTAACATAAAGCTCTCACAACATCCTCAACTCTCTCTCTATTTGTAGAATAGTATGAGAAGTTGATAACTGAACCACCAAAACGTGGCTCATAATTGGTCATGCAAGGAACAATAAACTTTCTATTTATCATGTAATTAGCGTTGGTTTTCCATTTTTCACCTGCTGTTGAATTTTCAGCAGAGAAAGAGCAAATCATATCAAAAGCTTCCAATAACGCCTTTTCCATGCGTTGCCCTGTCGTCTGAATTACCATATTCAAAACTTGATAAACATTGTGCATTGTAAAAGGAACATTTACTTGAGTTTCAATGAACTTATTTATTTGCTCACGCAAACCCATAGTTGCGTGCTTTTCCATATTTAATTTATTGAAGATGATGCGCCAATAATACTTTTGCAGTTGCTTCTTATATTGCTGTCTTGTGATGTTCACAGCCTGTCCTCTCTCGCCAATCGTACCAAAGCGAATAGGCATGTAATTACTATCGTCTGAAAACTTTGCAATATCGTTAATCTTTTGAGTAGCTTTCATTGTCTCGTCAAATAGCTTAACAGCTGATGTATAGCGATTAACCATGTCACGCACAATATTGTATTGCACAAGTCCCTCTGCATTGTTATTATCAAGTGCATCCTCTTCATTTGAAAAGATGTAATTTGCAAATTCGTTTTCTCCGCTACCCTCCTTGTAAAGCTTCACAAGAGAAACAGATACAGACGTTGTTCTTTCTGCATCATCGAAAACAGAGCCTAAATTTTCATAACAGCCGTACAACTCAATTAGCTCATGCAATTCTGCTCTTTCTCTCGAGTATCTATTCTCAATATTAGAAGTATTACAGAGAGCTATTATTGTACAGCCAGCAGATGCAATTTCAAAGGCATGCTTAATATGCTTTACACCCTCGCTAAATGGTGGATTCATCACAATAAAATCAACGTGGCTTATTTGCTCTGATGTAACGGAAAGAAAATCACTTGCAAGTAATTGACACTCACCTGCAAGTAGCTTTTGTAAGTGAGTGTCTTTTTCGCAAGCAATGACTTCTCCAGCTCCATTCTTTTTAAGCCATTTGACGATATTTCCACTGCCTGCAGATGGTTCTAAAATCGTTTTACCCAAGATATTTTCACCAAGCATCATGGTGCTTATAACTTCTTCGGGCGTGGGGTAAAAATCGGGGTTATTTGTGAATAATTTCATTGCTCTTTATTATTACACTTTCAATCTCTTTTCATAAATAGCTCTGATAAATTTTGCAGCTAATTCTGCTTCCTCTATTTCTTCTGGTAAAAAATAATTCCCTAAATTATAATTCATATCATCAAAAGTAGAATGTTCATCTACTAATTTTACAACATCTCCAAGTCTATTTACAATTAAATATTCTCTTCCTTTTTTCGCTCTCTTTCTAATCCTCTCCATTGTCTTTGCTTCTGCATTCCACCGCAACCCCTTTGCTTTTAGCTCGTCGAAGAACTTTTGCTTTTCTTCTTCTGTGGCATGGCTGAAATAGCATGCAATCCAGTTAAGATGCGGTCTATCTTCGCTATTATAATAGCTACAAAATACCGTTTTATCTTCGTTTTGATAGTTTTTTAAAATAACTATCAAACCTGTATCTCTTGCTATTAAAATATCACCCTCTTTGAACTCTTCTTTTTGCTCTTCGATAACGATAAAATCGTCTTCGATAGTTGCCTTGCAACCTGTGGGAACTTGTATTTTATCCCCTGCGCTTAATTTTATTTCCATAGTTATTATTCTTTATATTTGTTACAATAATAATCGTTTATATCCTTTAATCTTTTAAACATAGGAATTTGCTCATATCCTCAATTATAGCATCCTTTTCTTGACACACTTTCTTTATTGCTTGTCTTAGGTCGTGTGCCTGCTTGCTTGTTAAGTGTCCTAACCTTTGCCGTTCTTTTATTTGCTCTAATATCTTGGTTTCACCGCCCTCACGTTCCACCAATGACAAAATACCCATTTTATAAAGTTCCTTTTTACTTGTCATAGCTTGTATTTTTTACAATTCTTCTTTTTCAAATTCTGTTTTAGGAACTCTGCCTATCATATATAAATGATCAGGTTTTAGTGTAGGGAAGCACTTCCTATACTCCTTGTAGAGTTTACTTTGTTCATTAAGTGAAATAAAAATGAAAGTGTTTGTTCCTTTTAGTACACTGTTATTTGTCAGATAAACTTTTCCTGTTTTTGATAAGTTATTCCCATTAACTGTAGGCTGATAATACAACCCTGTTGGTTTGTGCTTAATTCTATATGGTTTCATAATTCATATTTGTATATTGTTTTTAGTTTAATCCTCGTCTTTCAATTTCAGCTAATAGCACATCATTGCTAATCTTGTCTATTTCCTGTTCTAAAAAATCGGTAGTTTCCCAATCATTAAAACAAGCTCCCACAACATCTGAAATCCCACCTATATAATCGATATTCTTTGCTAAAAACTCTTCCTTTTCGCTTTGCGTTAAAGCTAAAAACGCATCTTGTACATCTATCTCTAAATTTAAATTTACTTTTGCCATATTTCAACGCTTTTAATATCGACTTTCCATGTCATCTACAAGGCTATCAATGTACTTAAATGCTTCTTCCTTACTAACTTGGTTCTTCTCTGCTTCTTCAATTTCTGAAAGAGTGAGGATTGCAGGCTCTAAAGAAAAACCTCTAATCTCATCTGTTATAGGGCTATTGTGCTTAAAGAGTTCAAAGGCAAAACCTTTCACAAAAACCTCTTCATTTTTGCTCACAAAACCACCCTCAAAGCCAAGAAGATAGTAGTACTTATCTTCGATTTTGCACCATTTAGTTACAAGATGTTTAAATCGTTCTGCAACTATTTTATTAATCTCTCGTTCTCGCTTTCTTCTTGACTTGATTAGTCTTTTAACAAAGCTACATTCACGACTTACTGCTTTTAAAAATTCCTTGTGTTTCATAATTTATTTCTTTTTAGTTTTAGTTACTCTTATGTATTCAATATCGCTATCAAAAACCCTGTCTGCACACCATGTGACTTCTGAAAGCTCATTAAAATCCTTTATTCCTGAATGCTCGATTTCACCAAGATTGAGGAATATTCTTTTGGGTATATTTTTCATATTTATGTATTTAAAATAATTCTAATTGACGAGGGTTAAAAAAGTCTTTATAGTAGGCAATCTTAGCAAACGCCCTCTTTAGCTCTGCTAGTACAGGTGTACTCTTTTGTACGCCCTCTTCTTCGTCAGGAATTCCACCTACAAATTGAATTTCACTGATAACACGTTGGCAAAATTCACTTAGTTGAATTAATGCAGAGTGAATTGCTTCCTTTTCACTTGCAAATCCATCGTTTTTTACCACGTAAGTAGCACCATGACAACCTCCCCCATTGTAGAAGTTGTATGAATAGCCAAAATCCCACCGCTCATTGTCTGATTGCGCTGTTGTAATTTTGAAATTACATAACTTATTTGCCCATTCTATTTTCACATTTGGGGTCAAACAGACATCAAAAATATTGAAGCAAAAATTTTTATAACAATGAACGATGTCATCGTGGTTTTCCTTTAGATATTTGCCCCACTCCTCAAATGTAAATTTTTGACCTGTACATTTGCAAACGTGGTGAATATTATTAGTTTCTGTCTTCATTTTATGTTTGTTTTTTAATTAAAAAGAACGCTATCCTCACGGACTGCGCTCTACAAGTTACATGACAAAAAAAGAGTGCTATTTTCGCAAACGGCACTCTAAACATTTCTAACAATTAAAATATTAATATGACGAAATAAAAACAAATTACTTACCTGTCGACCCATAACCACCTGTACCACGTTCTGTAGTACTTAATTCTTCGGCTTCGTCAAGCTCTATTTGTGGATATGGAAGTATTATCATTTGGGCAAATCTCTCGCCTAGTTCATAGGCTTTTGTAGGGTATTCTGTCTTTTTGAAAACCGCTGTAACTTCACCACGATAGCCACTATCGATAACGCCTGCAGAGTTAGTTAGAAGTAATGTTTTCTTTGAGTTGCTACTTCTTGGAACAACCAAGCCAAAACATCCTTTTGGAATCTCAAAAGCAAGTCCACAACCATAAGTTATAGTTGTCTCATTTTCTTCTACACTTGTTGCAGTTAAATCTAAGCCTGCATCACCGCTTTTTGCATAACGTGGTACCACTGCATTTGGGACTAATTTCTTTACTTTTACTTTCATTATTGTTTGGTTTTATGTGAATTGATTTGTAAAATTTGTCAGAATATTATTTATTTTTCTTCTGTTGGGTTTATTTATTTGTTTAGTATAAGTTATAACCACAACGCAAAACAACGTCTTAAATCGCTTTATTTGCGATATGTTGAATTTTTGAAGATGACAACCTCTAGCATTTCATTAAATCTATCTGCTATTCTGTCACCATATTTTGCCCTCACTTCTTTACCTGTGAGATTTGTTGTTATGAACGTAAAGAGTTGATTATTATAGCGATATTCTAATAAATCAATCATCGGGCTGTAAACATTGCCGTAATCCATTACATCGGTGGCTTCTCTCCCCATGTCTTCAATTCCTAACATGTCGGTTTCACGTATAGCACGTGTGTTATCGCCTTTCATAAGATTTGCAACGTCCTTTGCATCTATAATGCGTATACCTTTGCGCTCGGTGTCAAAATATCTAGCATCTGAAAGGTAGTTAAGTGCATTTTGAAAAGCCAGCAAGAGAGTTGTTTTTCCATTGCCACAAGTACCACATAGCATTATACCAAACTTAGGATTATCTGCTGTAAGGCATTTAGCAACGCTTTTGATATTGGCTTTTGTCACTTCATCGTCGATATATTCACGATGTCTATTTTGCACTTCTGCTTGGTATGCTGCTATTAGCAAGTCATTAGCTTGCTCGGTAGTCATCGGCAACTTAAAACGTGTGCGTGTAATCTTCCGCTTTGCTAACAGCTCTTTCAAAACCTCTACGTTGTATTTTTGATTCTTTCCTATCGTCTGCATCGTTTTTAATTTTTAGTTGTATTCTTAACCAATCGTTGAAGTGCTGTTTTGCATCACTGATGTTGTTGTGTTTTTTACCTCTGCATTCAGCGTCAAGTTGAAATTCGTTTAGCCAAGCTTCTAAATCCACTTTGCTAATTTTATGCTTCATACACATTTGCTCTATCCAAATTTGCTCTTTCAAAAGCTCCCCCACAAAACCTCCCTCGTGCGTACGTGCGTGCGCTGATGAAGATAATAATATATTCTTTTCTTTCTTCTTATATAGTGGGTCACTCTGTGGGTCACTCTGTGGGTTAGTCTGTGGGTCACTTGTAAAATCGTCACCTTTGTATATTGTTGATAATGTATTACTTACGCTTTGTTTCTGTGGGTTACTTTTTGTATCCAAATTGTTATACGAAAAGTTACCAACTTCTGTTTCGTCTACATTTTCAACAGATTGGTATTTGTCATAGTTTATGATGGTTATAGTGTTAATTATTCGTGTCTTTTTTATAACTATCATTCCACTATCTACAAATTCTTGTAGTCTTTTTCTCACAGTCAATTTTGAATACTTCCAACGCTTACAAAGCTCTGCTATAGGCATCGCTATTTCACCACGATTAATAACTACTTTATTACCTCTTATATAAATTACATTTCCATCTTTCCACTCTGCAAGAAGAAGCAAATCAAGCCAACATTGAATTCTTGTAAATTTCTCGCCAAAATAGCCCTCCATGTCGATAATTTTTCGGTCTATTTTAATCCATCCATTTCTCATTTTAATAAGGTTCTTTTGTTAATTCAATATTCAACTTATTATCAGCAATATATACAACTTTGCCTGTAGCTTTAGTTATACATTGCTTAAACTCGTCTGCACGGCTATTATTTGAGCTTAAATGAAGTAAAACTATCTCCTTTGTTTGGCTCAAATCACTCTCCATTAAAACACGCTTACAAGTGCTTAATTCCATGTGACTAATAGCTAATCGATTACCCATTTCAGCGTGAACAACTCCACTTTCAATATTATAATTTAAAACGTCACTTGAATAGTTACATTCTATCATTATGTGGTCTAATTGTGGTAGCTCATCTTCAATGTCTGCGGTGTCTGTGGCGAAAAGCAAACGCCCCATTTCTGTATGTTCAATAATAAAGCCAACGCATGGTACATCGTGATTCATTTGCAATACAAATATTTTAAAATCCCCAACAATGTAGCCGTGCATCGGTTCAATTACTTTGCAGAAAGGCTTGTTTTTTAAGCTCTGTGATGCAAAGACATCTTCGATTGATAAAACCCTAACACCATACTTTAAAAAGCTTTGGAGAGCCTTAGCATGATCTTGGTGTCTATGCGAAACTAAACAGCAAACAACATCTTTAAAGCTGAAATTCAATGCTTCTTGAATTTGCTTAAACATTATGCCACACTCTATGATTAGTTTTTTGCCATTATTAGCTTCCAAGATGTAGCAATTACCTTTACTACCTGAACTTAGACATTTTAGTTTCATGCTTTAGCTCTCCATCTGTTTTAATTAGTATTGTGGTTGTTCTTCTGTAGCTGGAGCTTCGGCTTTAATCTCGCCTGTCTCCGTGTCTACTTTCTCATACTGCGCTTCATCGAGCATGATAGGCTTTCTTTCTTCTGCTTGAACAGTGATAACTTGCTGTTGTGGCGTATCTGTATTATCTTTAGAAATTGCATCTTGCATTTCAACAGATAGATAACCATATTTAGAAAGCAAGCGTCTTACAACGGTTTTCAAGCCCATGTCGTTGAAATTGCCCTCCCAACCTACCTTTGTACTTGCTTGGTTGGTTTGTGCAGCCTTAATCAAATCTTCTACCTGTGGCTTGTTTTTTCCTTTGAATGATGGAGAATAACGCAAAGCGTAGTTTGCCATGTCTTCAACGCTCACATAGAGAGTTTTTGAAAAGCCATTGAGCAACTCAAAATAGCAGAAATAACCCACAATTTTGTCTGATTTCTTTTCACCATCGAAAGCAATTTCACCTGTAAGCTTGTTCACTTTGCGAAGTTCTCCCTCATAGACAAAGTCTGCGTTGATGGTCTTGTATTGACCTGTACGCATTGCAAGTTGGATGTATCCTTTATAGCCCGGAATAAAGGTTGGCGTTGGGACTTTAGTCCAAGTTCCATCAGGGTTCTTTACATTGTTATTAAAGACGATGATGTAAGAAAAACCAAGTGCTTTGTTTAGTGGTAAACGCAAAGTTGCAGCTCTCAAAGCTTCTGCTACAATTAGTGATGGTTGACAAGCTTGTAACGATTTGTCACCCGTATAAAGGTCGATTAAAGACGCCACAAAAGCGTCTTTATGTTCACCCAAAGCATTACCAAATTGAGATTGCACTGATGGTGCATTGATAACCGACTTAAGCATGTCTATTGGTCGGTCTTGTTTTGTTGTTAATTCTGTTGACATAGTTGTATTTATTTAACTGTTATTGTTTCATTATCGCTCACATACAAGCGGATTTGCTGACCTTGTGTAGGGATGATATTTTGCACGCTTTCGCAATTATCGATGAAGATTGGAGCACAGATGTTTTTGCTTTTGCAAATGGTATTGATAATATCAAGCCCAACTGTATAAGTAGCAGCTTTATTTAGCATGTTGTAAGGAACACCATCTAAAACAGCTTCGCAAGTTTCATATTCACCGCCATTGATTTGGGTTTCAAACATCTTAAACTTGACATGCTCAAACATGCTGTTAATTTTCTCCTCCACCGCTTCAACTCTTGCTTTTGAGAATTTTTGAATTGTGAACTCGATGCCCTCAAGTTGTGCAAGCTCTTCTGCTTGGTTTTGCATCATCGTTTCAAGCTCTGAAATGCGCTTATTACAAGCATCGATAGTCTCTTTTGTGCGAAGAGTAAACGTAATAGTTTGAATGTCTTTGCTTAGTTCATCTTTACGCTGTCTTAGCTCTATATCGCTTGTTGTCTTCATCTCACTATTAGCCTCATCTTGCAACTTAATAATCTTATTTTGCAACTCGATATATTTTGCATCTGACTTGATAGTGTCTGAATTATCAGGCATCAAAATTTCTTCTTTCAATATTGGATTTGCTTGCTTTTCTTCGATACTTGCAATCGTATTTTGAAGTTCATCATTTAGCTTTGCAATTTCATTTTGCAAACCCTCCATTGTCGTTTTATTATTTAAACCTGCCTTATTGTTTTCTGCAAGATGCTTAGCTTTATTCTCGTTAAAGCGTTCGGTTAATTCTGTTTGCTTTGCTTGAATTTCTTCCACTTCAAAGTGCCTATGACAAGTAGGGCAAACGAACTCATCCTCACTGAAACTTATCTTTTGAGCGTTGATTTCTTTCCACTCATTAATAAGCTTCTCACGCTTATCTTTACAGAGAGCTATCATTTCTTCTTTTGCTTTGATTAGATTGCTTAACTCTCTCTTTCTTGCTTCTAGCTTAGCAAGATCATCAATACACTGTTGCTTTTCTTCTCTCCTTGAGTGGTAAGCTCGCAAATCTGCACTTTGTAACTCCATTTCATAGTTATAGAGTTCTGTTTTTACAGCGTTCATTTCTTTTACTTTTTGCAAACGCTCTTGCTGGCTAGCTTCATAAGCTTTTGAAATGTCTAAAAGCTGACTTTCAATAGCTTTTAGTTCGCTTTCTTTTGATGCTTTTTCTTCTTCAAGTTCAGCCCAATTCTTATTCTCTGGCATATCTCTCATACGCTCATCGATACGTTCAGGAATAGAATCTAACTCGCTTTTAATTCTGCGTTTCTTTGATGAAATTTCTTTCTTATACTCTTCCATCTTTTTACCTGTTAGATTTTTAAGCAAGCTTTCAAAATCCTTATTTCCTTTTGCCACATCCTCATCAGAAATTTTGCCTGCCATATCGAAAAGCATTGCTCGTTGAACTTCCATTTTTTGAGAAGTGAAATGAAAAGGATTGGTAATGAACTTAAATATTTGCTCGGGGCAAATTGTATCAATAGCATCATTCCATTCTTTTACACTCATTGGCACATCGTTATAATAGCGTTCTTCCTCGTTACCTGTAAAAACTTCCTCCGATGTACCACGCTTTCTCACCCACTTCTCATTGAGTTTGCGAACAAGTGTAATTTCTTCACCATCAACGACTAACACACCTCTAACTTCATGTGCTATTTTTGGTATGATAACGCCATTTTGGTCGTAAGTTTTAACATCAAAAACTTTGCGACTATTGCTATCTTTACCAAAAAGAAGCCAAGTAAACGCATCGAAAATAGTTGTTTTACCAATTCCATTTTTGCCTAAAATACTACTACAAACATCGTTAAAATCGATAGTGAGTTGTCTTATACCCTTGAAGTTTACAAGAGATAAGCTCTTTAATAAAATTGTTTTCATTCCTTTATATTGTTTTTATCCAACTTTCATAATTTCTAATACTTTGCTTATATTGAAGACCAATTTACGACCATCTCGATGTGTCGCTTTGTCAAATCGTCCACTTTTAATCTTTCTATTTGCTGTTGGAATTGAGCAATTTAGAAGTTGTGCAAAGCCTGCAACGCCATAAACAAATTGAGGTTCTTTTTGCTTGGTATCGCTTTCAAATAAAGAACTTTTGGAAGCGTTTATTAAAACCTCCAAGAACTCACCAACTGTCATGTCGATAATTCTTTTATTCAAAGTTTCTTTTGTCTTTTCTGCTTCTTCGAGCAACGCTCTTGACATCATAATTAATCCTCCTTAATTAATTGTTCTAACTCGGGTAATTTGCCGTCTTTTGACCACTTTAAGAATAGCTTTGTATAAGCAAAAGCAGCGCAAAAGCCTATCACTTTCGATGTAATTAATGTCACCCACCAATTCTCATGTGAACGTGGTACTGACAAAATTCCTACGATTGCAATAAAAGCGATAATCATTAACATTTGGTATCGCCAATTCTTTAATAATACTATCATTTTTATAGTTGATTTGTTTGTTTTTATTTCATTTTATCGGTGAAAAGATGATGTATTGTAAGATTAAAAGAAATAAGCACCATCTTCACAGACAATGCTTATCACCAATGTTACGCCAAACATTTAAACATTAAGTTCTTAACACCTTTACTACGTATCATCTTTCTCCGTTGAGTGGCTACTGTTGGAGTCGAACCAACACGAAATGACCGCATATAGCCTCATCTAGTCGACGTTGAGAACGTTTAGGTGGTTATTGCCTGTAGCCTATTAACATCACTTCTTGCTATGTATTGGTTGAGGTGTTCAAAAACAGCCTTGCAAGTTCGGTGCTCCTAGATTTTTTTGTTTTTTGCTTAATCTTTTGTAGTGAGATTGTACACTTTTACCAATTCAGTTTCAACTCCATTGTATTTTTTGAGAGCTGTTTGCCTTATCATTTCTGATAAATCAGAGTTCACTGTGCGAAAGGCTAGCGCATCATAAATACACTTCGGTTTTATTTTAAATTCAACAGACAATTTCAATAAATCATCTCTTGATATTTTTATTATTGGTATTTTTCTTGTAATTCTCATTTCTATATACTATATTTGCAATTGTATTTCTTACGAAGTGTTTCGTAATTGATTACGTTTGCAAAGATAAAGCAAAATGATTAATCTGCAAAACAAAAATCAAGCAAAATGATTGATTTTAACTTTTATTAAATAATAAATTATGGCAAAATTAGAAGATGATTTGCGTAAATTCTTTGATAGTCAAAAGATTACACAAAAAGACATAGCAAATAAGCTAGGCGTTTCCACTGCTTATATTAATTCATTATTTAAGGGTAAAAGAGCTTTTGGAAAGGAACAAGCGGAAATTTGGGCTAATCATTTTGGTTTATCGCCTGCATGGCTTTTGACAGGTGAGGGCGAAATGCTAAAAACTGACACACAAAATGACCAAATAAAGGAAATACCACTTGAGGAAGCTCATAATTATCCCGATGGTTCGTTAATTCCTTATTTTGGAGAAACGCAAACCAAAGGAGGGCTAGACAACTATCAAATACCAACAGATATAGTTGAATATCCAACATCAATGATAAAAGCTGGTGACATATTTATCAAAGCGACATCAGCTATTAAGCATATAGGTGAAAGCATGGCAGAATATCCATCAGGATGCGTTTTATTTTGCCGTCAAGTTGAAGATATGTCACTGCTTGTAAATGGTTCAATATATGTCATTGAGACAAGCGAATATCGAGTTACAAAGAAAATACACAACCTAAAAGATGCAATCAGAGCTTACTCAACTAATACTGAAACATATCCCGATGGAGCACTCGTTTACGCACCTTTCGATATTCCAAAATCAAAAATAATGAGAATGCACAAAGTTTTAGGCTACTCGTGCAAAGTGGAATAAAAAAAATAACTCAAGCATAAACACAAGAATTAAATACTACTTAAAATGAATACAGAAGAAACCTTAGCGAATATTGCCCTCAGGATAGAAAAAATGAGAAATGAAATAAAAAAGTATAAAGATAAATATTCTATTCCTGAAAATGCTGATGCAGAGAAAGAAGACGACAAAGGAGAAGAACTCAAACCCACCATTGAAATATCCTTAGATGATTTTTATCATGGAGGAACGACAGAAGAATTTCAGCGTAAATTTGAAGAAGTTCAAGCAAGAAATAGAGAGTGGCAAGAGCAGTTTTCAATTGTTGCGGGTCATCAAAGCAAAGGTATTGCTTTTGAAAAAGAGAAAGACACAGACGGAGCTATTTCTGAATATAAGCAAGCTATCGCTAATGGTGAAAAAGCTACACTTTTATCTTTAAACAACTATTTATATAGTGTAGAGCGATTAATGGTGCTGTATCGAAAGCAGAAAGATTATAATTCAGAAATCGCCATTATTGAAAAAGTTATCCAAATAGCTACAGAAGAGAATCTTTACAGAGCAGAACAAGCGATAAGTGCAAATCCTGAACGTAAAGAAGCTATTTTAGAAGCAGTAGAAACGTGTGAGGGACTTTATAATATGGTGAACGGATTAAAAAAGTTCTATTTTTATCCACACGATGTAACTAAATACAAAAAACGACTTGAAAAAGCACTTACTTTGCAAAGTAAGGTGAAATAAAAATAAGTAAATCAAAGGCATAATAAAATAATGACAACTACCACTAAAACTAAAAGAAAGAACATTAAACTAAGAGTTTTTAATATCGAAAATACAAGTATAACCAATGACTTTAATGACTTAAAAGGCGACCTCTTAAAAAAGTTAAAGCATACAACTTTAAAAGATAGGGGAATGTTGCTCAATAAAGAGAGTCCAAGCAAAGAAACAGACTTAATAGCTTACTATGACAGTTCAGAAAATTGTTTATTTGGAGCTGTTATACGTACAAAATTAGCAGCAGAAACCTCTCAAATGTCTGATGATTTAATGAGGGAAAACAAAATTGCCTTATCTACATTAAAACAATTATCATCCGACTCTCAAGTCGTTGTTAGGTCGTATTTCTTTGCAATGAGTAAAAACTACATCGTTGCAAATATTCCAGGATCGTGTAATATTACTTCTTTTGAAGTATATATCAATTGGCTTTTAAATCGCCTAGACAACCCTGTTACGATATTGCCTAAGATAACCAAAGTTGAGTTGGAAAATATAAAAGGATTTAAGGGTTTACGATTTAAAGAAACCACAACCGAAAAGGAAGCAAATACTACAGATGTCGCAAACGACATCAAAGTTAAAAGATTTAAGAATGTAGGAATTGAAACCGCACAATTATTATTTAAGTATTTATTTCAAGGAAAAGATAATCCTAGTTTAGATGAAATAATGAAAGAAAATTCTCTTACTGTTGATTTTTTTCTTAAATTTGCCCCAAAGAACAAAAAACAAAACAAAGAAATACAAATAGCACAAATTCTTAAAACGATAAATACAACAGATGGGGTTTATATAGAAACAAAGAAAGGAACAATCCCACTTGGCAATACAGAATATAAAATAGATATACAAGTAGAACTAACAGAGAGTAACTTTATCTCCGAGAATGAACTAGCACTTAAAATGATAAAGATACTCAATGATTTAGAAAATAATGACAATTAAATCAAATTTAATTATAGGAATATTACTCGGGACACTTCTTGGTATATATCTTCACTCTATAGATATAAAAAGTGTCATGGAAGCATTATATTCTATTTCAGGTATAATGTTTTCTATTAGCATGAGTTTAATTGTTACATTTAATACATCTGAAATAATCAATAAAAAAATAAGAAATCGTATTGTAAGCAGTTTAAAAGCTTCTAGAAATAAACATATATTTTTCTTTTTGCTTGTTTCTGTCTGTTATATTGCAAGTAGTTTTTTAGAAGTATTACACATTAACATGTGGAAAGAGATTAGTTTTAATTCTTATTTTTTATCACTGACATATTTAATACTTTCTATAATATATTATATTCAAAGCTTTATTTCAATACAGAAGTTTAGAGAAGATCTAGACAACCAAATAATAAAAGAAAAGAATAAAGCAGTAGATAATCTTTATAATATACAATAGTAAAAAAATATCACCCTCTATCCTCACCGATAGGGGGTTATTTATTATACAAAAACACCCCCAGCAACTAAATGCTAGGGGTTGAAAATTTAAGAATCAAATGCTACAAGTTTAACGAGCTGCAGCTTCTCGAATTAGCTTCTCAATTGCATCTGTCATTGTGATTTGCTCTTTATTTGCATAATCAACAAGCATCTGCTTTACATCGTCACGCATGCGAATTTGAACGGCTTTTTTATTGAGTGGTTTGCGTCCTGAACCAGCTCTAGCACCACCTCTTAATACCTCTTCTTTCATCCTTTTACCCTTTCTTTTTTATTCTTGTAAAATATCTGAATGGTTATTTATCAGCCATTCGGTTAAACCTTTCATTGCAGTTGCTAACTTCGTAGGCGTACCTCTGTGAAAATTTAAATCCTCTAACATCGTTGCTTTTTGGGTTTCGTTGAATTTGCCTTTTTCAAATTTAACGACAATCCCTGCTATCGTGTCGGTAGCTACATACCAATTTTCATGCTCTTTCGAGGCTTGTAATAAGTATCTTTCCATATTGTTTTTTTAAGTATAGGGGGCATTATTTTGTCCCCCTAATTAATTACATTACAGCAACTTTATAAAGAGTGTTCGTGTCGCTTTCATAATAGCAAACGTCTTCTTTGTTTAAAGCCTCCGAGTAAACGCTATTTGCACAATCAAGAGCTATAAATTGTTCGTCTGTAAGGCTTTCTATTCTTGCTTTAATTTCGTTTCTTTCCTTTAAAAACTCTGCTATTTCCTCTTCGCTTGCTTCATCTTCTTTCATCCATTGCAATGTTTCGTCAATGTCAACTTCTTGGAAATGCTCTGCGTCGCCTTTAAAAAATAGAGTATATTTATTAGTTTGCTTATATTGCTCTAATACATCAATTGCTTTGTAAACGCCTCCGCAATCATATTCAAAGTTTCCATTTCCTTTCTTTCTAATAATTACGATGTCTAGTTCGTTTTCCTCTGCTAACTTTTCAGCTTGAGCAAAGTTTTTAAAACCTGTAATTGCCTCGTCAAAGTTACCAACTTTTACTAATTCTAAATCGTTAGCTTTTGCAATATTTTTTAATTCTATTGTTGTCATAGTTGTATCTTTTTTATTGGGTTAATATTTTATTTATAAAGGGGTGGGTGAAAAATCCACCCCTTTTGTTTTTGATTAGTATTCTAAAGTTTTAAAAACGATTCCAATTTCGTGTGTTGTACCGTCAAATTCATAATCTACACTCTCTTTGTCGTAAACTGCGAAAGGCTCATCGCAGCCATCACATGTAACTGAAAACTTATCTTCGCTAACTTCGTCGATGTGAGCACCGTTGCAAAATTCTCCGTTAAGTGCTTTTGTGTAAAGTGGAAAGGCTCCGAAAGCTTTGCCGATGTTCTTGCCGTTTTTGAATTCTGCAACTTCGATAAATGTTTCATCATCTTTGAACTCTCTTGCAAGTTCTTCAATTTCTTGGAAGTTTTTGAAACCTGTAAGGATTGAAATTCCATTTCTTAACTCGTTTACTCTGTTTGCATTGAAATTGTTTTCTACAAATTCGTTGAATTTAATTGTTGTCATGATTCTTAAATTTTAATTGTTTGACTTGTTGTTTAAATTTTACATTGCAAAGATAGTGACTTTATTTGAAAACTACAAACATTTTTTCAAATAATTTTTCAAATAATGCTATTTTAACTAAGTTTTAACATTTTAACCCTCTAAAAGGTAGAAAAACGGCAGAATTTTCGCAAACTCCACCGATTAAAAAACTTTATTATTCTAATAAATTTTAGGCATTACAAATATAATAAGAATTTGATAAACGAGTACAAAGATAATACAAATAAATTACTCTATATACATTATTATATATATACAATAAATATATATAGCTGTTATTACTCTTTATTGGAAGTAATATATTAAATTTGCAATGTATCATTTTAACTTTATTATTTTAGTTTTAGCCGTATGTACGTAAAAAGAAGCATAAGATTTATTCTGCACAAAAGAACGCTAGTTGAAGCTACTGCTTTTGCTATTCGTATGCGTGTGACTATCAAAGGTCAAAAACCTTTGGATTTTCCACTTGATAAAAAAATATTTGAGGAGCATTGGGATGCAAAAAGAGAATGTGCCACTAGTAAAGCTAAAGATGCAAGCGAAATAAATAGCCTTATCGAGGAATACAAGGCAAGAATCAATGAAGTATTTGCACGCTATGAGCTAATAGAAAAGAAAATCCCAACACCTCAAGATGTAAAAGAGCTATTCAACCATTTTGTTGGTAAGGCGTCTATTTTTGATGTCCATGCAATCACTATTGAAGATGCTTTTACTGAATATATAGCGGTGGTAGGTGAAAAGAATAGCTGGACAGATTCATCATACAAGAAAAACGCTACAATAAAAAAGCACTTTGTATCAGCTGTAGGCAATATTACTTTTGGGCAAATTACAACTGAAAAGCTTCAACTATTCATAAATTATCTACTTGGAACTGGCTTAAGAAATACCACAGCGTTAAAAGATTATCAGTTTGTACGTTGGTTTTTGCGTTGGGCTAGAAATAAAGGCTATTATCACGGCAATGCAGATAACGAATTTAAGCCAAAGCTAAAAGGTACAGATGGAAATCAAAAAGAGATTTTATACCTAAGCCTTGACGAACTTAAGCAACTTCGTGAGTTTGAAGTTCCCAAAGATTTAACGCATCTTCAACATGTAAAAGATGTATTTCTCTTCTGCTGCTATACTTCTTTGCGCTATTCAGATGCAAAAGCGTTAAAGCGTTCAGATGTGTATAATAATAATATACACATTGTAACGCAAAAAACCACTGACGCTTTAGTAATTGAGCTAAACACTCACGCTCGTGAGATTTTAAAAAGATATGAAGATAATAGCTCTATGAATAAACCTGCTTTACCTGTAATCTCTAATCAGAAGTACAATAAATACTTAAAAGAACTTGGCAAACTTGCAGGCTTAAATTCACCTACAAGAGTTGTATATTATAAAGGGAATGAGCGTTTTGATGAGTATTATCCAAAATATGAGTTATTAACTACTCACTGCGCAAGAAGAACCTTTGTTGTTACAGCATTGCAATTGGGAATACCTGTGGAAGTAATTATTAGATGGACGGGACACTCTGACTATGAAGCGATGAAACCTTATGTTGCAATTGTGGACGAGTTAAAGAGAAAAGAAATGAACAAGTTTGATTTGATTTAA